CATATTTTATTTTTTTTTATTAACTAAAGTTTAAATTTTGTCTTATTCCATTTGCAAAAGCATTTCTTGCAGTATCTACAAATTGAAATCTTGGGTCAACACTACCTATTGAACCAATGTTAGTGTTTAAGTTGGCTGCGGTTGCTTGAACCACAGTAGCATTTAAGTTGGAAGCCGTTGCTTGTGATACATTAGCGTTTAACTGGGTTGCTGTTGATTGTGCTACTGTTACAGCAACTGGTGCTGCATCTAGCGATATTCTTTGTCTTTGGTTAGTGTCTTGCGTGGCAATAGGAGTCAATAACTGAACCATTCTTCTTAATAATAAAACTGTTTCGTCAGTTGCTGGATTTATTGTTGTTCCGCTAGCATTTAAAATGTATTGCGAGTCTGATGGCGGTATATATGACATAATTTTTTTGTTTATTTATAAATATATAGTTATGTTTAAATTTGTAAATTAAATTAAATACCAATTGTTATTATATGATTGGAAATCCAACGAAACATTTCTTCTAGCAACAACAACCGATGTATCACCATCAATCAATTGACCACTATAAGGTAATATAGTTTCAACACCTGTATTTATATTTTTTATAGTTATTAATCTACCACTAATAGTTATTTGAGGTAGTGTAATTGTAATAGGTGTTGTCGAATCAACAATAACAACTTGGTCTAAATCAGTTAATGTTGTGTTTGTAGTAACGGTAATAATTGGTCTAGGTGAACCACCACCAGTACCACCAGATACTGTAACTACATTACCAAACCCATCAACACCAATCGGTTGTCCTAAGGATACTGGTGTCACACTGGTTAATGTTTCAAGTCTAAGACCTGAATCACCAGCAGTCGCACCAGAAATATGAAGTCTAGTTGTTGGAGCACTAACGTTAATACCTACACCACCAGTAAAATTAGTTAAGCCATTTACAGTCCCACCAGTAAACGCACCACCACTACTAGGTAGATTTAAATATGTGGTTGCTGATATTGTTGTTGCTGTTAAACCGCCACTAACTATTGTATTTCCCGATACGTGTAATGCCTCAGTTGGTGTAACAACATTAATACCAATTCTACCGTTTGTTTGTGCACTTAAACTAGGATTACCAGTTGGGGTTGAATAAGTATTAGAACCAAACAATACACCACCTAAATTTATGCTATTTATTGTTCCAGAAGGTAATGTAATATTTGTTCCAATAATAATATTGTTTGAACCAATACTATTTGATGATGATAACACAGAACCGACATTATAACCAATTAAAGTAGAATAACTAGCACCAGTTGCTTGAAAACCAGTATTATCCCCAAAAAAGTTTGAACCATAAGCACCTGTCGCACCATAACCAGCTTGACGACCTAAAAAGTTTGAACTATTAGCATTAGTTGCACTATTACCAGCATTTTGACCTAAAAAGTTTGAATACTGAGCACCAGTTGCTAATATACCAGCATTAGTACCCATGAAGTTTGAATAACTAGCATTCGTTGCACCATTACCAGCATCTTGACCAAAGAAATTTGAATCAAAAGCGTCGATAGCACCAAAACCAGCGCTAGTACCCATAAAATTTGAATTAGCAGCATTTGTTGCACTATTACCAGCATTAAAACCTAAAAAGTTTGATTGAAATGCATTAGAAGCGCTAATACCAGCATTAGACCCAAAGAAGTTTGAATCATTAGCACCTGTTGCTTGTTGACCAGCTTGATTACCAAAAAAGTTTGAATAACTAGCGTTTGTCGCTGCTCTACCAGCTCTAAAACCTAAAAAATTTGAGTTATTAGCAGCATTTGCATTTTGACCAGCAGTATCACCAAAAAAGTTTGAATAAGATGCACCAGTTGCTAGATAACCAGCGTCTAGACCTAAAAAGTTTGAACTATTAGCGTTGGTTGCGCCACCACCAGCTTGAAACCCTAAAAAGTTTGAGTTATTAGCATTGATTGCGCTACCACCAGCGCCTTGACCAAAGAAATTTGAGTTGTCAGCGTCTGTTGCATCACCACCAGAACCAGCACCAAAAAAGGTTGAATAACTAGCGTTAGTTGCATTACGACCAGCTCTAAAACCAAAGAAATTTGAATCATTAGCACTAGTTGCGCTAATACCAGCATTAACACCTAAAAAGTTTGAGTTAGTTGCACCAGTTGCTCCTTGACCAGCGCTATTGCCTAAAAATATACTGTTATTAGTATTAAAATTACTAGTACTTGGGCTAGTAGAATATAATGTAGTACCACTAGTAGCTATTGAACCCGAAGACGATGTTGGTAAATTTAAATATGTAGTTGCTGATATTGTTGTTGCTGATAAACCGCCACTAACTATTGTATTTCCTGACACATGTAATCTTTCAGTTGGTGTAACAACACCAATACCAATTCTACCATTTGTTTGAGCACTAAGTGATGGTGTACCAGCTGTTATTGCATACGTTCCTGTTCCAAATAACACACCACCTAAGTTTATGCTGTTTGTTGTACCGCCTGACAATGTTATGTTTGTACCTATTATTATATTATTAGAACCAATACTATCAACACTTAAACCTGTTGTATTACGACCAACTTGATAACCAAATAGATTTGAAAAACTACCAAAGTACGCAGAAACACCAGCAAATGACCCAATAAAGTTTGAGTTAGAAGCACTAGTTGCACTACCACCAGCATTTTGACCCATAAATGTTGAACCAGAAGCACTAGTTGCACTACCACCAGCACTATCTCCAAAAAAGTTTGAATATTGTGCATTTGGACTACTAGCACCAGCACCATTACCAAAAAAGTTTGAATACTGTGCGTTAGTAGCGTTTAAACCAGCGTTAGGACCAAAAAAGTTTGACCTATTTGCGTTGGTTGCAACATTACCAGCATATGCACCCAAGAAGTTTGACCTATTTGCATTAGTTGCGTCAGTCCCAGCAAGAAAACCAAAAAAGTTTGAAAATGTGGCACCAGTAGCGTTAGAACCAGCATTAGAACCTAAAAATATACTACTATTTGTGTTAAAATTACCTGTAGATGGGTTAGTTGAATACAACGTAGTACCACTACTTGCAACAGAACCTAAAGGTAAATTCTGGTATGTGGTTGCTGAAATAGTAGTTGCTGAGACACCAGATAAAGTAATGTTTGATATAGTTGTTGTGCCGCCACTATTATTTCTAAAAATCAAAGAAGGTGATGTATTGGTAACACCACTAATTGATGATAAAAATCTAGGGTCGTTCACTCCAACAGCTATTGGAACTGTTGCACTCACTGGTGTACTACTCAACCTAGTCAAACCCTTAACCGTAGTACTAGCATCAGAAATCCAACCATCTAACTTACCAAACGTGTCTGCTTTTGGTATTTCACTTGGAGCTGGAGTTGCTGATGCAATTTCATCGGCACCACCATTCTTATGTCTAGCAGCATGTGATTCTATTGTAACACCGTTATAAGTTGTAGCACTAACAATTGCATTACCGCCCATTGATAAGTTTCCTGACATTGCTCTATTACCATTAACCAAAAGATATTGAGTATGGTCATCAGCACTTAACCCTAATAAATTAGCGTGAACAGCTGTTGCGCTAACACCAGCAGCTTTGAACCCAATAACAGGTCTTATGTCTTGTATTTCAGTAATACCAGACATACCTTGTTGTATAAAGATGCTAGCAATAGGTGTAACACTATCATCAAAATAAGTTGGTGGTGTTGGTAAGTCAGCACCCTCAGCTTCAACCAATGTTGAATACGTAACCTGACCCAACACCAACATATACGTTTCGTTAACACCTTCACCTACAACATACAATGAGTGTTTGGTAAAAGAACTAAGTGGCAACGGTGAAATAGTCCCACTGTTGTCATCATAACCGTTTACAACTTCAGTTGTTACAGTAGTTGTCCAACCAGTAAGGTTATCTCTGTAGTATTGAACAAAACTAACATCAGTACCACCACTAGGTTTAAAATTATTCTCAGAATAATAGTAATCACCACTAGAAATATTCAAATGATAAGGTGTAACGTTTTCGGTAACGATTGAACCTGTTGAATATATTGGACCTAAAGCGCTTCTATTAAAGTTTGAAAATAAATTAGATGTGTGAGCACCAATATAAGGTGAACTATCAATAAATCTTACAGTAGAAGAGTCAGTAACAACTCTACCCAAAATAATATTGTTTATACTATCTGGTGCAGAACCTGAACTACTTAAAATTTCATTTTCATTAAAATAAAGATAAACTTCATCATCAGGTAATAACGTAATTTGTGTTGGTAACCAATCAATTCTCATATGTATACCATCACCTATTGTTTTTTCTAAATAACCAAAACCTGAAGACACTTCAAACGTTAAACCACTTACATGTGTAATAACACCACCATCAAAAAGACCCATGGTACTACCCTCAAAAACAAGTGTAGAAACGTCTGTGTGAGTATTATCTTGGAAAGTTATAGATATTTTTCTAGTAATATCAAATTCTCCATCTTCTATATCTAAAAATGCCCAATAAACATCATTACTAAGATTGTTTATTTTAGCGTGAGAAGCACTACCACCACCAAAGGTTCCAAAAGTATCTGGATGTTCAATAGATAAATCCCAAACCAAAGAATTAACGACACTATATGAATCAACATCAAATCTAGATGGACCACCATTATTAATAACTCTGATACCATAACCCCAATTATCAGCTGTTGTTGAAATAGTATTCAACGAACCGTAATCTGAAATTTGATAGTTAGTTGAACCACTAGCACCATTACCGATACCATCACCACCAAAAACACTAAGAGTTGCACCACTACCTTGAATATAATTAGCAATTGTTGTTCCTGTTCCAGTTGGAAAATTATAATAATTCTCCATATTAGCCAAAGCAACATAACCGTTATATGCAATTATTTTGGTACCATAAGAATATTCACCGTTAAAATCCAAAAATTCACCATAAATACTTGTGTATTGAGTATGTGATTCAACCCAAAGGTTTGTATCACAATCAGTAAATGATAATTTATGAGCTAACGAATAAATACCTGTATCATAAACATAAATACCAGCATAGCCACTAGGTGCACCAGATAAAGATAAAAACGATAATTCGTTGTATTGACCAATTTTGAATATATGTTGTGTATTGGTATTAGGCAAAATTTCTGTAACTAGTAAATCACTACCCTTAATACTAACGTAGGGTTTTTGAGATAAATCTATTTCACCTTCACTAAATCTACCAGGCCCAACCGAAACCAAAAATCTATTATTGGATGAAGAACCAGTAATTGAATCAACAGCAGATTTAACAGATGAAAAATCACCACCCTTTTTAGCTACTGTAATAATTCTAGGGTCTTGGTTAACTTCATATAATGGGGCATTAATATTAATTAATGTTTTGGCATAATTATCAGTACCTTGTATCTTACCTGTGGCACCAGAATGAATTATATTAACATCTGTTGTACAATTTTCAAAATTAAGTGCGATTGCCTCAATACTTGGTGCAGAACCAACTTGAGGTGCGTAAATACCAGTTGACCATCTTTGAAAATTTACAGCAGTTAATCTTAACGAACCACCATTCTCAACCCAAAATGCAGTACCAGCAGCAGCACCAGTCGCTTTGGTTAATAAACAACCATTAACAATAAAAGCACAATTCGGTTGGTCAGCCTTAGCAAAAATTAAACCAGATGTTGTGGTAACACCACCATTGGTAGAAGTTACGTTTCTTAATTGCATTCTACCTACACCTGAACCATCATTTGTAACATAAAAACCTAATGTAAATGGATATCCACCATATTTTACATTAGAACATTGCATAATACAATTACCACCACTAGTACCAACTGTTTTAGCGTGTGTATAGTTAGCACCAAATCTAACATTTTCAACATAGAAAATTGCATTTAATTGTGGTGTGGTTGGTGATGAATAAACAACAGCCGCTACATTAGTACCAGTACAACCTTGGATTTGAACATTATTAATCATTGATTGGTCTGCACCTATAATCAATGATGTGTTAGCGTTGTTTGCTTGTATTATTGTATTGGTTGCGCTCTCACCAACAACATCAACGTATGATTTCATTGTTATTGGGTCTTCATAAAAGACACCAGGACCAACCATAACAACATAAGTGTTTGCAGAAGTAGCGCCAGTTATACTATCAACAGCGGCTTTAATAGAATTATAATCAACATTAGTACTTCCAGTTAAACCAACTGTTACTAAATTAACAACATTGGTTAAACTATTAATACTTCTTTGCTCAATAGCACCTGTTGATTGATTACGAACTAAAACATCAGTATTAGTTGTATTTGTATTAGGAGTAGTAGATAAATTAAATGTGTTTGCTGTTAAACCATTAGTAAAAAATGTGGCCCCAGATACTGTGCCACCAGTAAACGAACTTCCTGTACTAGTACTAAAACCAGTTACACTAAATGTTCCACCAGTATTATTGGTAAACACGGCAGTACCAGCAGAATAAGTTCCACCAGTTACAAAAGTATCTTGTGTTGAAATACCTGTAAGATTAGAACCATCACCGTAAAATGTTGTCGCACTAACAGAACCATTTACAGTGAGTGATGTAAAACTATTAATACTTGCCCCAAGAATAACACCATCATTTCTATATAAACTTAATAAATTATCACTAAACGTAACACCTGTTATGTATATGTCTGTGCTTCCAGTATAAAAACCATTAACACTGAATGTTCCACCAGTATTATTGGTAAATGTTGCAATACCTGAATTTGAATTGTATGTTCCACCAGTTACAAAAGTATCTTGTTTTGAAATACCTGTAAGATTAGAACCATCACCATAAAACGTTGTTGCGCTAAAAGCTGAATTAGCTTTTATTATATTATTACTTAATAATATTTGAGTATTACCTGTACATGATATTAAAGTGTTGGTATAAAAACCAGTGCAGGCGCTCATAACATCACTACTCTCAATACTTTCAATTATGAAGGTTTCGTTTATACTTAAAGATTTTTGTCCGTTATTCATTATGTTGTTGGTGTTGTTCCTATTAATTTAAATTCACCTGTTGCCAAGTAATTTTTTGTTACTTTTATGTTTACTACATCATTTGCACTCAATATCAACGGTGTGTTTAATATAGTACCATCAAAAATAACAGTACCATTCACAGTTATTATTATTCTACTTATATTTTTTATTTCTTGTAACAATGTAAAATTAACATCATATTGAAGTGTGAAACTAAATTGAGCATTAGACCTAGGTTTAAAAATAAACGCAAAATTAGCGCTATTACCCTTTCTAGTGGCATCAAATAATACATCGTTAAATATTTTTCTTTCATCAATCTCTAAAGCAACAACCGTTCTATTTATCGTTGGAATAACTTCATATTGTGTTTCATCCAATAAATACCCATATAATGTTACCTCAAATGATTGAACATAAAAACGCTTAGTTTCAAAATCATCAATATTGCTTTCATCACCTATTGACTCTAAATGCAAAGGCATTGGATGTCCCTTAATATTAATGTAACATTGTCTAGATTGAAAAGCCAATTGTATTGCTGTGTTGAATAAATTTAAATCTTTCATTCTAGTCGTAAATATTTTAACTTCATAAGTTAAATCAACAGATACTGGTTGAGGTATTTTATACGTATCAACACCCTTTCTAGCACCATCCCATGTTGGGACCTTCATGTATGTGTATGTGCGGCGACCTGGGATATTAAATAACCCAGCTTGATTTCTACCTTGTTGTATGTCTGGTTTTCTAAGAATGGTAATAAAAGGCATTCTTATGTTTTTATATTTATCCGAAAAATTCCAAGTCTTAGAAAATTCGTTCCATCTTTGTATTGTTAAAAATATTACAGGAACTTTTTCCCCATCAATACTAATAGACAATCCATCATCAGAATTAAAAAAATCAACAACAGAAGAATCCATATCTTCTGCGTTAACACCTCTGGGTAAAAACGTACCTTGGTCTGCAATACCATCTAAAATTTCTTGACGTCTTTCAGGGCCAATTTTACCATTGGTTATGTCTATGTTTGTTATATATCCTTTTGGCATCATAATTATTAAAATCCTCTAAATTCGTTATCTTCTATAGTCGCACAAACAATTGTTCTAAAAGCTCCTTTATAACCCATAATTGTGTGTTTATTGTCATAATTTTTAATACCATCATTAACAACACTAAAATATCTTATATCTGTTTCAGTTACAGGGTATGCAATGTAATCACCATAACTTATTTCTGTTTTCAACTCAGTTAACTGAGCATCATAAATACCAAAAGTTAATTGACCATCTTGTAAGTATCTAAGACTACCATTTCCGTTGTATGCTTTATTTTCTGGTTCGGCAATAGTAGGTACTACTTTTAATTCAACTGGTGGAAAATATCTAATACCATCAGCTGTTGCTTCTCCATAAACATTATCATATTCTGTCATTTCCCTATCAACTCTATAAAGAACAACAGTGAAATTACCATCACCTTCAATAGCCTCACGACCCATACTAATTTCTAAATTGAAATCCTCTTCAGAAAAAAACTTGTTGATTCTCGTAATCGGTGTTATGTTTCTATTTTCCATACTTTTTATTATAAATATTTATGTTTTAATTAATAACCTAAAACCCTTGATTTTTATTTATATTTTTCTTATATTTAACTGTTATAACATAAATATAAACATTATGTGAATTGATAAAATTAGATGATATAAAAGGCCGTTCAGCTTTGGATTTATTAGAAACCTATAATGGTTATAATCCATATCTTTTAGGTCTTAAAACTGAATATATAAAAACTAAAAAATTGTTATTAACCGATACACAATCTAGGTATATAATTGATAACATAGATAGAGACCCACAATATATTAATAGAGTGGTCAATATAACTGCATATTTAGGTGAAGAATTAAAAAATAAATTAGAATTAGATTTTATCCCAGAAAGAATATTAATAGAGTTTATGCTAGCTGAAACTGATAAGGCTTATCATATATATGGAAAATTAACAAAAAAAAGTGAATCAAAATTATTTTGGTTACCAAAAACACAAGTAACCGACGACCCTTATTTTGAACCTATAGATGTTGAAGTTGATTTTACAAAATATAATGATATATTATCTCAATATGGTAAAAAATTATACCAACACCAAGAAGGTGGTGTTAAATTTTTATTATCCAGAAATGGTTGTATTCTAGCTGACGACATGGGGTTAGGTAAAACGACTCAATCAATTGTTGCCGCTATTGAAAGTGGTGCTAAGAAGATTATAGTTGTTTGTCCATCATCAACAAAAATAAACTGGGAACGTGAAATAAATGTATTTTGTGATGATACAACAATTATTGATGGTAAAAAATTCTCTGAAGCTAAATTTACTATTATTAATTTTGATATTCTTAAAAACTTCCATACTTTAATCAAAAAAGGTAAAGAAAACGAAACATCAATAATAAATAGACAATTGGCTGAGGCTGGATTTGATTTATGTATTATAGATGAAGCTCATTATCTTAAAAACAATGATAGTATTAGAGGTAAAATTATGGTTGAATTGTCTGTTAAATATAATATAGAAAAAGTTTGGTTACTTACTGGTACACCAGTTGCTAATAGACCAATGGATTTCTTTAATTTATTAAAGATTATAAAGTCCCCTATTGCACAAAATTGGCAACATTATGCTACGAGATATTGTGATGGTAAAAAGTTCTTTAGAACGCTTAAAAATGGGCAAAAAAAACAAATATGGATTACTGATGGTGCCAGCAATTTAGAAGAGTTATCATCTAAGACAAAAAATATAATTTTAAGAAGACTTAAAACAGATGTTTTGGATATGCCTGATAAAGTAATCACACCAATGTATCATTTATTGGATAGTAAACAACAAACACAATATGAATATTTATGGGAAGAATATACATTAGCCAAAAAAGAAGCTGGTAAAAAAGTTAAAGAAGAACAAAAAGACTTAGTTGAATTAATTCTTCTTAGACAATTTATTGCACAACAAGCCATACCTTATACAATTGAAATGGCTGAAAATGCTATTGAAATGGGTAGAAAGGTAATCGTGTTTACTAGTTTTACAGATGAATTAAATACTATTGCAGACCATTTTGGTAAAGCTGCTGTTAGACATAACGGTCCAATGACAAATAATATGAAACAAAAATCGGTTGATTCATTTCAAAATAATGATAAAATTAAAGTTTTTGTTGGTAATATAAAATCAGCTGGTGTTGGTATCACACTTACTGAAGGAACTGTTGTCATTTTTAATTCATTTGATTGGGTTACTGGTAATAACGAACAAGCAGAAGATAGAGCATTTAGAATTGGACAGAAAAATGACGTGAATGTTTACTATCAATTATTTGATAATACAATATCAACTAGAATGTGGGAAACTTTAAAATATAAAAAAGATATTATTTCAACCATAATGGGTGAAAAACAATTAACCGAAGAAGAAATAACAGAAAAATTAATAGAAAAATTGTATGAGTAAAGTAACAGTTTATACAATGAGTGATTGTCCTTATTGTTCAGAATTAAAAGAAAAATTAATTAATGAAAACATTGAATTTCGTAATGTTGATGTTGATTTGACCGAAAACCAAGCTGAATTTGATAAAATAATTGAAGCATCAAACGCTCAAGAAGTACCTATTGTTAGAATAGATAAGCAATTGTTTTTACCAAATATTAGTTTCAAAACCATTGACGAAGCTGTAGAATTGACCAAGAAATTTTTAGTTTAATTTAAAATTTTCTTATATTTATAAGAAAAGAAAAATTATGAGTGTTAGCTTAGAAGAAAAAGATAAGTTATTTAGACAATTTAGACATTCTGTGGGCGCTCCAATCCGTCAAATTGAATTGACAGACGAACAGCTATGTACGTTATTGGAAATATCAATAGAGGATTATGCACAATACGTACAAGAATGGCTTATAGAACATCAATGGTTTTCCCTTATTGGTCAAAGTATAGATACAATTGATATGGCGTTTGCATTAAGTGTTAGAAACTTTGATTTCATGACACAATATACTTATGCATATTCAAAACAAGTTGGTTTGCAAACAAGAGGTCCATGGGAACTAAAAAAAGATTATGTTGAATTAGAATCAGGTAGGCAAGTTTATCAAATTCCAGCTGGTCGAGAAGTTAATGAAGTTCTTTGGATAACACCTCCAGCTACAAGTCAAGCTCTTTTAGCTAATTATGGTGGTATCGATTATGGTTTTGGTGGTGGTTTTTCACAAGTAGGTGGTGGTGTTGGTACTGGGGGTCCAAACGGAAGAATGGGTTACTATGTAGCACCAGCTTTTGATATATTACTTACTGCTGCCGATATGAATCTTAAAAATAGAATCATTAGAAGTGAATTAGTATATAAAATTACAGCTGGTCCTAACGGTACAAAACTATTACATTTAATGAGTACCCCAGGTTCAAAATTATCCTTCGGTCAAGGTATTGGTGGTGTTGGTAGTTCTATCAACATGACTGGATGTCAAGTTTGGTATCACTATTATGATACTACACCAGAAAATGAGGACCAATGTAGAGCCGATAATCCAGACATTATTAAAATGCCAAATCAAGTACCTTTAGCTAGATTAGATTATGCGGATTTTAACGAACCAACAAAAACCCTTATTCGTCAATTATTTATTGCTGAAGCTAAAAGAGCGTTAGGTAGAACAAGAGGTAAATTTGGAGGTATTGTAGGTCCACCAGAAGCTGAAAGAACTATGGATTACGAAACGCTTATATCAGAAGGTAATGAAGAAAAGAAAGCTGTTTTAGAAAGACTTGATGCTAGACTTGAAAGATTATCTAGTACAAAACAATTAGAAAGAGGTGCTGGTGAAGCTGAAAATTTAAATAAGACTATGAAATACAGACCATTAGGGTTCTGGGTATATTAAAAATAAAAGGGGCTTAAAGCCCCTTTATTATTTCTAGAAACCCCAATCATCATGTGGTTCCTCTTCTTTAACTTCTACTAGTGGTTTAGGCTGTTCAGTTTGCTGCAACTCAGCTTCTTTATCCACACCATTAACACTAGCCAATTCATCTGAATCCACATAACTTTGTACATCACCTATTACGTACTCATCAGGCATTTCAATAAAAGTATCATCAAACTCATCATCCAAAAGTAAATTTTCCTCCATTCTGATTAAATTACCATTTTCATCCTCTTCAGTTTCGTCATCAATGTCTTCTTCATTTTCAGAATAAACTCTTTTTTTCTTTTCAGCTATTGGTTTTTCAATAACAACGGTATCTGCTTTTTGTTTTAGCTTACCTAATAATTCAAAATCACTAATTTCAGATTCTTCCGTTTCAATAGAAATAGTTTCACCACTCATTATTTTACATTCCAATAAATAATCTAACCACATATCATAACGGTTATCTGTATCAGAATATTTTTTAAGATTATAAAACTTATTTCGTTCTATGGCTTCTTTTTCATATTTAAATATGTCTCTTACATGACATAATGGTTCTTCCCATTTTCTAGAGATTAACATTGCATTCTCACCAAACTCACATAATATGAATATTTCTAATGGCAATTCACCAAAACTACGAGCATTTTTAAAATCAATAACTTCAAGTCTTTTAAATATGTTATCTAATTTATTTTTCTCGTCAATAAGACCATTTTCTTTTGCAACTTTTAATCTATTATAATAATCAAGTCTAATAGATTCCCATTCTTCAATAGGCATATTATTAGGTACTTTATTAACACGTTCCCAGAATCTAATTTCTTTATCTTCCATGGTCATTAATTCTTCATAAGAATCTTGGTCAGATTCTTTGAATGGCATACCAGAAACAAGACTACATTGAGATTTTGTAAAAATTGTTCTATCCTTTAAAACTTCAAAAGTCTTTTTTGTGTTTTTATCTTTAATTTTTACAATACTTAAAAGAATCTTATCTCTAATATCTTGATTAAAACAAACCAAAAGAGGTTTAACCTTTTTATTGAAAGCTTCTAAGTATCTCGCGACATTATATTCATCAGTAAATAAAGTCTCTTCTAATTCTTTTATTCTATCTGTAAAACTATTAATATCACCACCTTCTTCTTTAACAACATCAATTGCTTTTTTAAGCATTTCAAGTTCTTTAATAGACTCAAAATCCTTTTCAACAGTTTCTGGCATGATTAATTTACAATTTATATTAAGAACGCTTTTTGGTTCTGGTGGTTTTTGGTCTGGATTTTCACTTTGCCATTTTTCTAATTGTTTTTTGGTTAATCTGTTTTCCCAAATAGTTTGTAAATCACCTTGAGATTTTGATATACCAGTGTTTATATAATACAATACGTCACCTAAAGTAATATCTAAACGATTTCTAATTGCTAATTCCATATGCGCTTGTTTTGGCATTGGGTTACCAGCTTTATTTTTCATTTTAGCTTTTTTCTTATAATCTTCAATAGATAGTTTTACTTTTGACTTTGAAGCCATTTTTATAAGCGGTATTTTATAATTATATATTTTATCAACATAATCATAATAATGATTAATAAATGAATAACCATCACCATCTAATAACATTCTAATACCCTTATTTAAAAACT